AAATCTTTTACCATGTTAATGTTATATAACGTAATAGTGAGTTTTATGGCTATCTACTATATTTTAGTGTTGTCATCACCTTTTTGGGCTGTAGCCCCTTTGCCGGTTCTGTTTTTATCTTTATTCAAGATGCAATTCAGAGCAAATTTTAAATCGATAGCGAAATATGTTGGGTTATGCTTCTTAGGAGGCTTTCTTAATATATTTGTACCTAACGTAGTTTTTGCTGTGGGAATTGCAAATTGGATTTTGATAGTTTCTGAAAAAACGGTGAATTATTGCTATGCCCTTAAAGGTTTGAATAAAACCTTACCAAATCCTACATTTTGGCTGTATCAGAAAATTGAATCAGTAGTTCCCCCAAAAATCCGTTATTTTATGGGTTTTAAGAGGGTCTATGATATGTTTGATATGGCATTGTTTTTAACAGTGTCTTCTGCAGTTTATTTGTATTTGGTTAGGAGAAAAAACACACCTAAGTGGAAAGCACAAGTTGAAGCTATAAAGACTGAAGGAGTCTTATCAGCTAGTATGGTATCCTTGATAAAGAATGCCATGCGTGTCGGGTTGTTGGCGACTGCCTTGGTCGATTTAGGTCGTGCCGTGGCTCCAAAGCAATTATACCGACCTTCTCTTATTATTGAATTAATTGGCTTGATTTTGGAATTTGTTAAGAATGACAAGACTAGTCGGTTTCAAGTAAATTATAAGAAACGAACAGTAGACGAATCAACATCTGAATCATCAGCCGAATCTGATTCGGATAGTAATGATATTATAGATGATGATGAAGTAGGTGTACCTCCTGTCGCTGACCCGCGATATAAAGGAAGACATTATGACTTTGAGCCTGTTGTTAATGAGGAGGAAGATGATGGTTTAGAACAAGCTGAAAAGTTTATAAGCCTTTTTGCAAAAGTTAAAACACTTTTGCGAAGAATTTGGAAACACATTGCCGACAAGAAAGTTGAATGTTGTGTATTCACTTTAGCTGTATTAACTGGAGTTTGTGTATATCTTGTTTTTAACATTGGTTTGATTAAAACCGAAGGAAAAGGCAAGAATAAATCAGGTCGTGGTGCGTCTAAAAATGCAGCTTCTCAACCTTTAACTAAGAAGAGAAAGCATTATGTTATTTATGACGAAAATGATTTGTCTGGATTATGGTTTAATGACGAACCTGTTTCTATTGCCGATTATGTTGGCAAACCTCTTGATAAAGGTACTTGGATATTTGTTCGTGAGGACATGTATGGTAACTTATATGAAGAAGTTGTAGATATTGGTGATGATCCACAAATGGCTGATGCTTATGAAGGTAAGTTCGCGTCTTGTTCTTTTTGTCATGCTGAAAAAATATCAGCAGATCATGAAGATAAATGCTTGAAAAATCCTAAAGTTGTGCAGAAACCTGTAAAGGAACCTACTACAACTAAGATTAAGACAGCAGAACAGATAGCGGCTGTTAAAAAAGCAAGAAAAGCCAGACATTCTAGACAGAAAATTGCAAAGGCCTTTGCTAAAATTCAAGCTGATAAAGCTTTAATTAAAACAGAGTCTCTTGTTGCCACGAGTCCTACTTTTCCTACTCAAATGGTGTCCCAAGCAAAGGGACGTCTTTTGGATTCCGAAAGTAAATTTTTGTGTGATTGTTTATGCACTGTAGCTGGTATTATAGTTAACAAACATGTTGTTGCTGATGCCAAATTTGTAGAAGTTGGAGGAAAGAAATTTCCTATGACTAAACAAAAAGTGTGTAAAATACTTTTGCATGATGATTTAGTATTCTGTGAACTTTTTGATGGTGCACCTGCATTATCTAAAAAACATTTTGCTGTTCCTACTGAAGTAGCTATGAAAGTTACTGTGCTTTCTTCTGAAGCACAATCATATGGGTCAATCGAGAGTTTGACTTCTAATGAAATTTCAATTACTGCTTCTACAAAACCAGGCTGGTGTGGATCTCCATACATTGACTCGAATGGTCGTGTTATAGGTATTCATTTTTCTGCCGGTGTTACAGGAAAAACAAATGTTGGAATGAAAGTGACAGATGCCTTGTTGGGAGTTCTTGGTGAACCCCAACATCCAAAAAACTTTTAGATCCCCTTCTCTTGGCTCCGATTTTTGAGCCGAGGAAAGAGGGGGTTGGGAGATGTCGTGATATTGGTTTACAGCTGATAGGTGCGGTTCAACATCGCCCAATTGGGAAATCGGGTCTGGTTCAAACTCCATGGACAGATTCGGTTGTCGAAGATGAATATGTTCCTTGTATTATGGATGCCAAAGTACTAAAAACTGGTTTGGCAAAAGCAAGTGATCCTGTCTTATCTGTTGATGAAGACTTAGTTATTAAAGCAGAACGATACTTGATTCAGAAAATGAAATCCATTTGGACTTCTACTGAGGAAGATTTTATTATGTCCTATGAGGATGCATTATTAGAATTAACTTTGGATAAAAGCGCTGGTTTTCCTTATTTTTATGATTGTATTGATAAAAAACAAGCACTTGAAAAATATGGTCCTGAAATTGCAGAACGTGTACAACGTTTGCTTGCAGGTGAACCTATTGAGTGTGTTTTTGCTATGACTGAGAAATCTGAACTTCGACTTCGAACAAAGGTTGAAGAAGGTAAAACTAGGGTATTTTGTGCTTCAGATATACATCATTTAATTGCCTCTAAAATGCTTATGGATAAACAGAATGAGATGCTTATGGATAAAATTGGTTTGCATCCTATTACTCTAGGTATACAATTACCTGGTCCAGGCTTTGTTCGAGCAGTTAGAAATCTTGGAGAAAAACTAAACGACGGTGATATTAGTGGTTGTGATTTGCGATTTCATCCCAGGCTTGCCCGGGTTATTCGTAATGTACGCAAAGCATTTATACCTTCACGTTTTCATTTAGCAATGGATCATTTATATGCGTCTGTTTATGCTGGTGGAGCCGTTGCTGTTGGTGGTTTGTATCGTCTTTTTGGCAATAAATCTGGTTGGGAAAATACTTCCACAGATAACTCTTTTATGACTTGGTTATCACTTATCATGGCGGCTATGATTATGTATCCGGATTTAGATCCTGATTATGTTTTTAATGCTTTGATTAATGGTGATGATCTTCTTGTTAAGATGCTAAAAGGTGACTTTAAGACTTTATGTGATATTTGTCGCACTTGGGGGGTAATTATTGAGGCAGATGACTGGAATCCGCGAGGACCTTTGGAAATCGTATTCTTGTCACATCATCTCCAACAGAGATATGTGAAAGGATTCGGTGATTTTGTTCTTGCTGCTGGAAATTTACCTAAGTTACTCTCTAGCTTGCATTGGGTTAAGACAAATCCTAGGTTGACTATTGAGGAATCGTGTCTTGTTCATTTATTGGGTTTAAGAATATGTTTGTTTCCTTGGGCTATACATTTTCAAGATTGTGATGAAATTTTGTCTCAATATCTATCAAAAATAGATGTAATGACTGATTTCATGCGATCAAGTATGCCTGCTCGTTTATCCGAAAGGGAATTAGCTCTTCTCCATACAAGATGTGAGAATTTGTTTTTTTGTTCTCATGACTTGGAATCTACTGTTGATCTGGTGCTTAAAGGATCTTTCCGCCAGATAAATAACGAGATTAATGACCAAAACCAAAACTCAAAAGCAACGGGCAAAGGCCCAAAGAAACTCGACTGTTAAGGCAGTGCGAGGGTTAGTTCGCCGTGCGGCTCCTAGACGCCGAGGACGAGGAAATACAATTACGCGGAATGCCGCTAAGTTGTCAGGTGGATATAGAGATCCTATGTACGCAGGCCGTTTATCACAATGTGCTAGGGATTATCTTAATGTTTTGAATAATCCTTTCTCAGGTAATGTTGCTTGTGTTCCTATGGAATTTAATTTTCCAACCTTAAAGCAGAATTTTCGTGCTGCTGGTACTTTCTTTACAGGTACTGCTGGCACAGGCTTTGTTATGTTGAATCCCTATCTAGGAGTTTTCCAAGATCCGGTTCCAAACGCTACAAATGCCATAAATTCTTCTCTTGCTACATTCGCTTCTTTAGCATTCCAATCTTACCCCACTCTTGGGGTGAGTACTGCTATAACTACGTCTCCTTACACATCAGCTCTTACACAAGAACAAGCTACTTTCCGATTGGTTGGTGCTGGTGTTCGTTGTCGTAATGTGACACCTCTACTTAATCGTGGAGGTTCTTTGGTGGGTATTGAGACTATGAATCATGATACACTTGTGGGTCAGACATTAGCCGCTTGCATGTTAGAAGACAGTGCTGAGCGGTGTAATACAAATTCAGCTGGGTGGAATACGGTTGTTTATCATCCGCAAGAACCATCCGAGTTGTCATTTGTTTCTGGTACTACAGCTGGCACTTCTTTTTTGGGCTTTATTGCTCAAAGTGCTTCACAAGATGGCGCCCTTCCTGCTCAAGTTTATGAGTGGGAGTGTGTAATTTGTGTGGAGATGAAAGGTGCTCAAATTCATGGTTTAACACCTTCATATTCCGATCCCGTAGGACTTGGCCATGTGCAAAACATGACCGCGTCTATAAACACGCGCAAACCCTTCATCTCCGATGATGCTGGGTTGCGCTTGACTAGGATTGCGCAATTTGGAGGTGCTGTAGCTGGTATGGCTACTACAGCATATCGTGCTTATAAAGGAGTGAGTAATCCTCGTATTTTGGGTGGACCTACTATTCAAATGGTGGACTAAACAATGCAGACTAAATCGAGCGGGAAGATGGTGTCAGTCTCGGCACAACTGCATGAAAAGGTGAGAAG